TATCAACTGCATCATTGTATGTAGCAACTTCAGACGCCTGTATGGAATACTCGTCTGTCTGGATCATCTCTTGGAGTGCCACTTGTTCTGGCTTCGTGTCAGCTTCAGCCGCGACTGCGGATACTGATGTCGCTGTAGCCAATATAGATGTTGCTGATGTTAGTAGGTCAACAGCAAGTGTCAGCTGGTTCATTGCCGCTGTGTGCTCTTGCGTGAACAACTGTTTGGCATCTTGTGCTGTAGCGTAGTCGTGTGCAACCACTTTGTCTAAAGCCGCTTCGTAGGCAACAAACTGTGCTGTTGTTATCTTACCGCCATCTAGGGCATCATCGATTACCACACGTCCTACTGTTGCGTACCCGACAGCACCATTACGCAACTGACCACTTGCAAGTAACCTGTTGTTGATGATGTCAATTGTTCCCTTCAGCTCCGTTATCTTCTGTGAGCCTGTCTGACTGTACTCTGCGAGTACTGCGGAACCGCTGACTAAGAGTGCGGCTGTCACTGACAACAGTAGCTTTTGCTTTTGTTTCTTCATCACTTAAATCTTCTCCAATTCTGAGCAGAGTGTCCCAGAATACTTTGTTAGGCTCATAGCCAATAATGTAGACCTCTGGGTGTTCTCTGTATTTATCTATTGCCGCTTTACCCATTAAGATTTTGCCTGTGACCACATCCATGATTGGACAGGGCGTCGAGGCTAACATCATACTTCGGAATACGTTGCCATCAGGTGAACCACAGAGGATTGATATGGCTGAAATCTGAAGCCCTAGTCCTCCAATTTGCTGTGGTGTTCCTAATAGTCTTGCGTTCTTGCGGCGGTTACAGTGCTCATCCTGTTGCATACTGCCTTGTGAGAAACCAAACATTGTCATTTGGATTCCCGATGTTGTGGGTAATAGACAACTATCGTTACCACCACCTCCCATTACTGTAGGAGCAATAGAGGACATTACAGGTGCGGCCTGAGAAGCCCCAGCGGCATTGTAATTATTGGTTTCGTTAGTTGTCGCATTGTTACTATCGACTTCACTGTCTTGGTAGTTGTTACTGAAGTCTCCGTTGACGTCATTTGCATACGCTGAAGTTGTCAGCAGTATTAATATAAGGGCGAATAGTTTCCACATTCTTCAACCATAACTTTCTCTACTTTGTAATCTTGGCACATCAGCTTTGTCGCCGCATCTGTGTGACCTATGTAGGCCAATGTCTGTGCGTTGAGATTACGTTCACACACTGTATCTCCCATAGGACATGAGGACGGAAATGCTATCGGAGTGTCTACATGGATTTCGGGGATACAGGCTGTTGTTAGTAATAAGGTTGCTAGTGCTAGGACAAACCTAGTCATCGCGGTTTGCCATCTTTTCGACTGATGTGCGGATGTGTTCTATGTTCACGTCTATCCGTGCCATTGAGACGGCTTGCGATTGAACCATCTGTTCTACTTTAGATATACGTTGTCCGAACTCAACGATGTCTGTTTGGTTTTCTTGGATGTCTGACATCATCATTGAGACAGTCCAAACGATTGCTCCAGCTTGTGTGATTAATCCGATGAGGAGGGTTGCGGGGACACTCTTGGCTATGTGCCAGCCATCAGTAGTGTCTGCCATTAGCTTGCTGTGTAACCATTACCAGCGGAAATAGCCGCATTAGTTGCTGTCATACTTTCGTCTGTCCAGTAATCTTTAGCAACCATTAGTTCTAGGTGCTGAGTATTACGATCCACACAGTCTTGTCTGTCTGCCATCATTCAGCATCCGCAATAGTCAGAGTACCAGCTTCGACTTGCTTGAGTATCTCTGCGTAATGCCTGTTGGCTGGGGCTAGTGGGACTGACATCTCTTGTCCGTCTATTGTGCAATTTACACAACAGTTTACATCACTAGAGTTTTTACTATATTGTGCATTTGTAATTGTCATATTATTTTCCATGATTATAACTCCGCACTAAGGCTTACTATTGCCGCCTCAACTTTTGAAAACATAATGCCACCTTGCCCTGCCGTACCACTGACTTCAGTGGCGTTGTAAAGATTAACTTGCCTTGGGTTACCTATGCCAGCGTCTATGCTTATACTATTAAACGTATCTTGCGCCCCATTCCTACTAAAACCATAGTAATCTGTCCCTGCAACACGTTCTAAGGTAGGCTCAGTCCTCATTTCAACTTCCATTTTATAGATACCTTCTAGAAAAGTAGAATTGTGCATTATGCCAGTCATTATTGCTGAACCAGTAATACCACTTTCTCCCCCTGCGATTCGTTGGAAGTACCTTTTGCAAGCTAAAAGTTCATCTCCGTATGACCTATGCTCGAATGGAGTAGCAGTGTCGCCGACTTCTAGTTGGACTCCTGTGATATAGAATGTGTTGTTAGTAGAGGCGATCCAAGATGTTGTTGTATTGTTTGCACCAATAATGTTGCCATCCCCCCAAGTATCGGGCGAAGCTGAAAAGCCGCCTTCCCACAGACAAAAACGCAAGTCAATACCTTTGCCATTATCCGTTACCCATGTGCCAGAGGTATCTGCGGTAATTGTAATGCTTTTTTGCTCCCATGTGTCGGCACTATCTATTGTGTAATTTGCAGTGTAATATCTGTTTGCGGCAGAGTTGCGAAATGATACGCTGTAAGTACCTACAACATTTGAACGAGCATAAAAAGATAGAGTAATCTGCTTTGCATTTGCAGTTCCAAACCCAATTTGAGCAGTATCGTATCCTTCGACCACATAGCGCAAGCCCCCAAAATCACTAGAGCCAAGAGATGTGTCAGCGGTAGAAACGCTAAGTAGAAGGCTGTTTCTAAATCCATCTGGTGCAACGCTAGATTGAGAAACATCAACAACCCCTGCCCCGTTGCGGAAAATATTGAAACGGTCTAGTAAAAAACTACCATCAGAAGGCGCACTTGCACTCGTCCCACGTTGTGCCACTTGCATAGCACCATTGATTATCAAGTTTCTGTTCGACAAAGCCCCATCGTCATAGGCGTTACCCAAGTCTGCTAATTGTCTAGCTTTAGTCATTTAGATAACCCCTTTATATTTCTTGTGCATCCATAGCTGTCTGGTATGCAGTCTTCACTGCGTCTGTCCAAACTGCATTGCATATTGCTTGTACTTCTGTTGACTCACCTGAGATGTTAGTGTCCGCCCATGTACCTTCAGTAGTAATGACACGATTTTCATCTCTAACTTCACCCGATTTAGTTGAGCAAGATAAGACGTGACGATGGAATGATCTACTGATCTCTGTGCCATCTCGTGCTATCACAGTGGCGGTTCTTATTTGCACATGTTTATGATCTGAAACGATCTCAATCTTATCTTCTACTTGTGTTTCTGTAAGTGCCATATTGGCCTCCTATGTTTTATCGTGGCTTTATTGCCACCTGTCCGACCCAAAGCTATGCAGTGGGTTAATCGTCTGTAAAATATGTAATTCCAAATATTAAGTTAGTTTGGTTTGACCCACCCGTCATAATCCAAATCTGATTTTGAGCATAAGCAAATATAGTACCTAAGTTGTTTAATGCTCCGTTTGCCGCATTTCCTATACCTTTGTTTCCAGCGGTAGATGGGTTGAAAGGTAAACCTCCCATATAGCCGCCCATGCCTATTGTACCGCCAGTTTGTTCTACTTGTACTCTTACTAGTCTACCTATTTTGGTGTACCTTGCACTAAATGTAGGTGAACTCCACGGAGAAACATTGCCTTGTGTAGGAGTCCAAGTCCCCTCTTCATAATCGTCCAACTTATTAGCCGACCCAGTACCGCCGAGGAAGACACCGCCTGATAGGTAAGCGTCTTTGAAGCGAGTGTTTGACTCACCTAAATCTATTGCATTATCAACACGGCTGTTTGAAGCCATATTAAATGGTCTAACTGAAGAACCTCCATCAAAGAATTGTAACCCACTATTAGTTCCTGTTCCAATAGTTAAGTCAGCACCTTCAACACCAATACTACCTACAGTATTGCCGTCTTTGGCGAACTGAACAATGTCGCCATCTGTTGAAAGGCGGTTAAAGTAACCTACCTCAGATGTAGTTGCAGTGAAGGTTGCTGCACGGCCTGTAGCCGTTCCTCTGTAAGCGTGAATTTGCCCATCAGCATATGCTGTGAAAGTAGAGTTTCCACCCGCACTTGTGCCGCCCACCATTACATTTTCTGAACTATCAATTGTGAGTGCCGTGGCGTTACCATTGTCGTCGATGCTTGGTGTACCAGAAGGTATGTTTGCTGGTGTAAACGTAGTAAATGCAACAACCTCTAGGATGTCACCTGTAGACGCACCTGATGCTAAGACAACATCTGATCCATTCGTAGCTGTGTAGTCTGCGGAAGCTAACTTAACTCCATTGAGATATACGTCTAAGAAGTTAGGAGTGTACCCACCTGTAGCAAACGATGTCTGCCCTGATGTAGCTGTGAAGCTATCCCTTGTCTGTGTGGCTTGTGGTACTGGCTGTGTGCCTATGTAACCTGACATGTGATTAAGCCTCCAATGCTTCTACCCTAGTCTTTAGGGATGCTATTTCTGTTAATGCTTCTTGTAGTGCGGCTGTGAGTAACGGCACTAGTTTGCTTTGGTCTATGCCTTGGTAGACAGGGATTGTGTTACCATCATCGTCTAACTTATTATCTCCAACAGAAACACCATCTGGTAACTCTTCACTATCTTTCCAAACTTTAACTTCATCTTTAGCACCAGTAATTGCCTCTGGTACTACTGTTGCAACTTCGTGAGCTAAGAAGCCATCTACTACTGTATCCGTATCATCAGCTATAAAGTTAAATCGTGATGGGTTAAGTTGATTAACTCTTGCAGATGCACCTGTTAGGTCTACTACGTTTTCTTTAAGTCTGTAGTCTGAGGATGTGTTGTAAGAAACTGAACTTGATGAGGATGTTATATAACCTCTAGTTGATCCTGACCTTGAAAACATTATGTGATTATCTGTACCACTTCCATCTCCATCTAAAATCAGACCCCAAGAAGAGCCGTGATTAATGTTCATCTTACAGTCTTCAGCCGTTGAGGTTCTGTTTATAAGAATTTTACCTGACGAGTCGAGGCGCATACGTTCTGAGCCGCCAGCACTAAAACTTAATGTGTTAGCCCAAAGGTCTAGATTCTTAGACCCTTGCTTTGATGCTATTTGTAATGTTGTACTACTTGGTGCAGAAATCTCAAAACCATGACTTCCTGTTGTTTGTAAAACAGCTATCGTACCATTACCAGAACGGGTAACATCAAGCGGTGCAACTGGCGAACTCGTCCCAATACCAACGTTAGAGCCACTAACTGTTATAACATCATTAGGGTCATTTACAAACTCAGCATCAGCTTCAGCTTCCGTGTATCCATCAACAAGTGTGACAGATGATTTACTTCCTATATATCCAGCCATATTATGTTTGCTCCAATACACTCACGATAACGTCACAAGATGATGCAGTGTCAGATGTTACAATTACAGTATCTGTAGTCTCCAAGATGATCTTACCATCTAACACTGATAGAGCCGCCCCAGAGGGTATCGGTGCGCCTTTGATGACGTATGCTCCAGCCGCTTGGACATCCACTTTGATCTGTGACGTTGTTCGGTTTGCTAAGTTACACCCGATCATTACTGAGGTAGTTGCTGATGGGACTGTGTATGTTGTAGTAGCACCCGTCCCAACGGATGCACTTGTGTAATTCTTGAATGTATTTGCCATTTTTGATTATCCTAATGCTATGCTCAAAGCTAATGCTTCGTCAGTTGTTCCGTATCCAGCAGTAGCGTGGTTTCCCCACCCGTGAGCCGTGTCAGCTTTAGTGCCTTGTGCGCCTGTAGCGTACCCAGCAGACGCATGATTGCCCCAGCCATGTGCAGTGTCTGCCTTAGTGCCTTGAGCCGCTGTAGCGTAGTCTGAAGAGGCTGTAGCGGCGGCTGTTCCTAGTGTCGGATTGCCCGATAGTGATGCGTAGGCACCATCAAAGAAACTGTCAGTAATTCCGTAGCCAGCTAATGTAGTCGGCTTGCTAGTTAGAGAGGCGAAGGCGTGTACGTGGGATGCTACTGCGTAAGCAGAGGCGGCTGTAGTTGCCGCTGTCCCTAGTCCTAAGTTTGTTCTTGCAGTCCCAGCGTTTGCTAGGTCAGACAGATTGTTAGCTTTGAGTGCCGCTGAAGATTGTGCCGCAATGGATGCGTCCTTCGCAACTACAGACGCATCACGGGCGGCTTCAGATGCCGCTTGTGCTGTCTCTGCATTTGTTTCAGCTGTCTCAGCGTTTGCTTGTGCTGTTGCCGCGCTGGCGGCTGAAGTCGATCCTTCTGAGGCTTTTGTTGTTGCCGTAGATGCTGAAGTAGCCGCATTGTTTGCTTGGGTTGTTGCAAGGGCAACTTGTGCTGTTGCTAAAGTAACTTGAGCCGCACCATTGGTAGTTGCGTCTGTTGCCGAGTTTGCACTTGCAACTTTACTGGCTTCAGATGCTACGGCTGATGCGGCGGCTTCTGAGGCTTTTGTAGTTGCTGAAGTTGCAGATGATGCCGATGAAACACTAGCGGCTAGAGCATCTGCTTTGTACTGGTTTGTGGCAGACAGCGAAGCACTGGCTGAAGCTGAACTTGCGGCGGCGTCTGTTTGACTGAGGGCGGCGGCTGTTGCTGAAGAGGCGGCATTTGCGACTGCCGCATCAATTGCATTTGTTTGTGTGTTAGTTACACCAGAGGTGTTGTAAAAGCTGGTCTTTGATGCCATTAGTATTAATCCTCATAATAGTGCGTAGGTCTGACAACTTGATTGACACCAGATTGCTCAGAACTGTTTGCGTGTTCCTGTATCTCAGCAAGGAAAGACCCAGACTTTTGGTCAAAGATTGCACCACGTTCATCTAAGAAGTAATCAGCCGCATAAGAAAGAGCTGTGTATGTAAGAAGGTCAGAAGCAATGTTAGTCAGCATGTTTGTATCACTGTCGCTTGTCAGTGGGTCTTGCTCTGCATAGTAGTTAAGAAACAAAGAGCCACTACTAGGCATTGGGTGTATCTTTAGATTACCTTGCTCACGACAGAAGAACCTCGGTGATCCTAGTTCACCAGTCTTCTGATACTGTACCATCTCATGTAGAGGTATGCGTGTTAATGAGTTACCATCGTAATACAGTTCGATAACCTCAAGTAAGTCAGCTGGCATTGTTACTTTTGCTATGCCTGTTTCTGATGTTACGTCATATGTATTCTGCTTTTCCATTGCTGGGACACGTAGCTGTCTTTGTATTCTAGTGATTGCTTGATCAATGAAGGTGTCAGCCAAAGCATTCGAACAGTCACTACGATTTAGAAGAGCAATAAAGTGTGCTCGGATTTCACCTTTGTTCATTTTAAATCCTCTTGTTGGTTGTGAGGAACATATCTAAGTCCTCGTTCTTTAGTTTACGGACAATCTCTGAACCTTTGGCTTCCCAGATATTGAATCCTTCTCGCATCCACTTCTCGACAATAGCTGTCGGTATGGAGGCTACTCTCATCATCTCGCCTGTAGGCTTCGAACCACTATTGTTTCGAGCGTCTTTCAGATCGTCTAAGAACGATTGTGAGATGTGCTGTGTGTGCTTTTGAAATAGGTCTCCGTGGTCACTCACGAAGTCTGTTTCAGTTTGTAATAATGTCGGCTGTGTTTTGTCAGTCATTTTGCTACCCTTAAAACGTAAAAAGGCCACCCACGGACAACAGTAAGGAGAGCAAAACCTGTGTGTCTGTGGGTGGCCTAGTAAAGACCTATTAGTGGTCTATTTTGGACTTATGATAATCCAGTGATTTTCACTGAGTCACCAAAGTTTGTGTGTTTACAAGAAACCTCACCAACGATGTGATGGCGATCTGAGTCACCATTCTTCGCTAGTAGTGTTCTTGTGAATGGACGCAACGTACATGTTTTGAACATTGTTGGGTCTATTAGTAGTGCGTGAGTTGTCTTTAACTCGCGGTTCAATACTACTCTGTATTCGCCGTAAGGGCTCACATATAGATCAATCGCATTGACCAATGTTTTGCCTTGTGAGATTTCACGATTACGACCAGATGCCGCTGAGAAACCAGCAACGATTTGTGCATCAGCTGGCTTGATCATGAATGTGTCAACATCAGAACCATTGTCGTATGCTGTTTGACCAGCTAACAATAGTTTTGCTTCTGTTAAAGCATCTGTTGAGTTTGAACCAGCGTCTACGCCTGTAGAAATTTGGTTTAAGATAGAAGTCATCTTACGTGCTGTTGAAGCATTACCAGCAACTGCGGCTTGCTCTACGCCAACCATTGCACGTTCAAAGTCTTTCTTAATTTCCTTTAACTTCTTAGCTAATTGGTGTGCAGTTTCCTTTGCACGACCATATGTAGCTACTGCATCAGCTGTTGCTGATACTTGGAAGGCTTTAGACATGATCTGAGTGTTGTTTGTACGCTCAGTTGCATCTGTCAATGTTGCCATTGATGCGTCGGCTCCCTCAACTACAGCGTTTACAGCTGAGTCTGCTAATGAATCTTCAAGGAATGAGAAAGTTCTAGCTGATACTTTTTCGTCTTTGAACATCGCAATACAGGGCGTAGCGAATGGTGAAATGTTGGTAATGATGTCTGAAACATCTTCCTTTTTACCAACTTGGTTATAAGTTGTATATGTACTCATTTAATTGTTCCTCACAATTTTAGGATTAAGTTTAAGAAGATTTAATCTTCCCAGCGGCTCATGAGTGCGTCTGCAATATCATCAAGGTCTTTAGCACCACTCAGCATATCCATTTGCTTCTGTTGATTAGCTTTCTGGATAGTCTTTTTAGAGGGTGGTGCTTTCTTGGAACTAAGAACCTTCTTGCCACTTTTCGACTTTTTCAGTTTGGCCTTGGCTTTCTTGCTGTTGGCGGACTGTTTTGATTGGTCGTAAAGTCTGGCTTTGTTAATCAGCATGATGACCTGTGGGTCTGTGTACTGATCGACTTGATCCTTGGGTAATCCCGATTTGACAGCATAGTCACGAATATCTGCATAGAGTTCGTTGCCCCAGTCAGGCAGTTGATCTTGGAGAACCTTGACGCAATCTGCGGCGGCCTCTCTAGTTGCTTGCTGGTGCTGTTGCTGTGCTTGGGATACAAGCTGACCACTTTCTTCCTGTAGGAACTTTAAGTCGTCTTCTGCTTGCTTCGCGTCTTGGCGTAGTTGAGAGAATGTTTCTGCATCCATCTCGCGTGACGCTACTAACATATCAATGTCAGCGTAAGGTTTGTACCTAGCTTCTGCGCGTTCCAATAACTTCTGATATGACATCTGCGTTTGAGCCAGTTGTTCTTCTGACTGCTTTCGCTGGGTAGCCAAATCTTGAGACTTTTTAGTTAGAGATGCTTCTTGACCATAAAGCCGCTTTAAATCCTTTACAGATACCTTCTTGGACTCACCATTGACTGCAATGTCTACAACCTGATCGTCAGAAGCCGCTAGAGGTTCGTCGTCCTCTTCATCGTCTTCGTCTATATCATCATCGACATCTTCATCTTCGGTGTCATCTTCGTCAGGGTCTTCAAGTTCTAATTCGTCTTGATCGTCCTCTTCATCGTCTATTTCATCTTCATCTACCTCTGTCTCGGCAAGGTCTTCAGATGTTGCATCTTCTACTTCGACTTCAGATAAGGTTTCCCCGTCGTCCCATCGTCCTAAGATTGCGTCTGCCGCATCATCAACATCTAATGCTTGCGGCTCAGAGTTTACGTTTTGCTCGTTGTTCATGGAGCAGTCTCCTCTTGGCTGTTGTCGCCGTTCTGCTGTTCTACAATGCTGTCACGCACTTGAACTCGCTGTTTTAAAGTATCAACCACGTCAACTAAGGCTCGATAGTGGTTGTAGGCTTGTTCTCTTTTGTCTTTGTCGGAAGGCTCCGTATTTACAAATGTTTGGAAGGTTCTTTCGACAAGTTCATTGATAACTGAGTTGAAGGCGGAACCGCTAAGTACGGCTCCAGCTTCATCACCAGCCACCACAAGTTGCTCTTCTTGTGTAGACATGTAGTTCTCTCTTTTTGGTTAAGGTTGCTTATCCGTTAGGACTTGCGATTGCTCTGACATCATCAGCAGTTCTTGCGATCTCTAGTTCCTCTAAGTTCACGAACTCTTTGTGTTCAAACTCAGTCTCATTAAGGTCTTGCTTGTCAGATTGTAGGGCAAATGCTTGTTGAGCCTTCATAGTGTCTAGCTCATGTTTCATTTGCCTCATTTGTGCATCAACTTGCACCTTCATTTCAGCGACAGCTGTTTGTCGTTCTTGAAGTTGCATTTGTTGCTGTGCCATCTGCATCTGCATCTCTGCATTTGGATCAGGTGGCGGTGGAGGTATCATCGCTGGGTCTGTTAAGAAGTCAGCAACATTCTTGATACCTGATTTCTCTAATACTGATGCCAGCATCTTGAACTTGTTCTGCGGAGAGTACATTTGTCCAAGGGTAGGATCAGCGGAGAATAGTTGATGGAACGACAAGTGCTTTTGCACCAGCTGCTCCTGATCGCCGTAGCCCAAGTGGAACTCAACTTGTACGTCACGTTTATCAGCCCATTGCGATGGGTCGATAGGGACATAACGTCCAGCTAACTCAACAATCTTCTCTTCAGACTCGTTCTCTACAACTAATGAATAGACCATTGAGAATAGAGGCTTTAGGAAGTTGTTCGCAAAGTTACGCGCTATGATCTTCTGTCGCTGTTGGCTCATTGTAGCTAACTGCTCGACCATTGCCGCTGAGTTTTGTTTGCTTATAGCGTCTTTATTAAGACCTTGGGACAGACGAGAGACACCAGAGGTATCTTCTTTATCCTCGTCTAACATCTGAATAGTCTGGAATACAAACGGGTTCAAAGATGCTTGAGGCATAGGGGCAATTGCATCAGGGCGTGATACGTTCACGATACCACCGACACGATTGTCTATTAGTTCTCTTGGGTTCGTAAGACCACCTTTAACCACTGTATAACGTGGGTTGTTAGTGACCATAGCGTGATCAAGAATAGAACGTGTTAATACTGTACGTGCATTTTGTATTCCTAATAGTTTCTCAGCAAAGTTGTTGCCGTGAAAAGCATGTGGAATAGGTAGTGGCACGAATGCTACGAATGGACGTCTGTTTACTATCTCTTTCTCAAGTAAGATGTTTGATGCTTTGACTATTTTGTAGAGTTCAGCAACACCAGTTCCTTCAACATCTAGCTCAATGAAAGCCTCGACCACAGTTACTTGTCTAGTTTGACGCTGGTATCCTTTTGCATTGAAGCCTCGGTCTGCACCTATGTCATCAAAGCGAGAAAGTATCTCAGGGTCGTTGTCAAAGTCTGTGTCTTCATTGTCAGAGATTTTAGCAACTAAGTCTTCGTCGTAGCCCATCTCGATAAGTTCAGAGATAGACTTCTTAGTTCTATGTGCACAGAAGCTAACGTCATCTAAAGACTTTGCCTGTGGTTCAATCAAGAACTCTTCTGGTGCAATAGCCTCAACCTTAACCTGAGATGTGTCACGGGTTACACGTAGCTCACCAGAGAACATACCAGCTTCTTCAGTAAGTTCTTCGATCTCTACATTATCCTCTGCTAGAAGAGCATCAAGTTCTTCCTCTGTGAGATTTTCGACATACTCAAGTGTACTTTCGTCTTGCATACACCAATAAACTTTAGCAACGCCAGCACGAGCAATAAGGCCATCGTGAATTACTGTCTGCATAGTTTCAAACAGGTTGTTTTGGCGATGTAGAACGTAGTCGGTGTACTCTGTGCAGACTTCAGCTGTAGGAACATCATCAGCATTCTGTGGTGAGAACCTGAGTGTTTTGTTTCCTGTGCTGAATGTCTCCAGCAAAGCCGCCTTCATACTTTCTACAGCATCATAAACGTCCTGACTTACATACTTACTATTACCATCATGCGCTGGGCGTGGCAGTTTAGCACTGTAGTAGTCCATTACCTGTCGGCGTTCTTTTGACAGCTCAGAGTCATAGTATCCAATGGAACGTCTTAGGTTAGTATCTACTATGGACACAACCTGATCGTCGTCGAGTTTTTTATAATCTTTATTTGATTTCATGTCTAAACCATCTCAATATAGTAATCGTCAACTGCATCTATGGGCTCCCAAGCACCTTCATGAATATGATTGGCTAGGGCTAAACTCATAACGCAGTCATCAAAGCATCCAGCTTCCGCCTCCATGCCGCCACTTTGTGTGACGATGTATGTTAGCATTTCCCGAATAGTGACTTTATCGTTTAGTTCGATCTTACCCTCTCGAACTGAGGCTCTGAGTTCATCAATGATCAGAGGTTTTGTCTTGGATGTAGTAGTAAAGCCTAACTTGATTGTCTCTTTGTCAGTTAGTTTATCTACTTGTACTTCTGTGTAGAAGTTGGGGTAGGCCATGTCTTTCCCAAGACGGGTACATGTTAGAATACCATGGCTGTTGTTCTCTACAATTATGTAGGCAAAGTTGAAGAACTCACCTAGCTTATAGAGGACAGTTGCAAAGTAATCAGGATGAACTTGGGCACGATAGGTTGCCACCTGTCGTTTCTTGCTGTCGAGAACTTGGGCAACCGACCAGTCACCACCTCTGACACCCATAGCAACGTCTGCTCCTATGGTGTACTTCTCGCCATCATCTAGTTTGCGGTAGGTTGTCAATTCCCCACGCATGTTCTCAAGCCAGTCTTCACCTTCCAGTGCTAGACGTGCTTCGATGTCTCTTGATTTCTTCAAGTCATCTTGTAATGACTCTGGATTAAACACAGGACGCCCAGTGGTTAAGAAAGCCTCTTCGGGCTCCGCTGGATATTCCTGTCTGAATAAATCTATGCCGTTCTGTGCAATCTTACGCCGACGAAACATTAGCTGTTCGTCGTCTAGGTCGTATTTCTTAGATAAGTCCTCTTCCTCTGGAGTTATCTTAAAGTTCTCAGGTACAGGCTCACGATACTCTGGGTCTACATACCAAGGGATAAACACGGGGACGTATCCGTTAGAGCCATCCACTGCACCTTTCCATAAGTCATAGAATATACCAGAGACACCATTAGCTGTGCTCTCAACGAATACAGCTGTGCCTTTCTTGCTAGGTACGGCTTGCGTCATACCATTCCAGTTTTCTAGGGCAGTTGATTTCTGCCAGAACGCAAGTTCTGATGCGTGAACATGTGTAAGTGTCTCACCACGTCCAATGCTTTCACCACCAGCTGTAGCAACCACATAAGAACTATCAAGGACATCAAAGGTCAACTCGCGTCGAGATGAATACTTTGTGTGTGGCTTGAGTAGTTCTGGGCAGTTCTCATGGTAGCGTTTAGTCATGTCAAACAGTGCTCTTGTACTGTCAGAATGGTGTGTGACCACCATTGCTTTACATGCTTTACGCTGGGAAACATTAAAGTAAAGATAGCCGCCTACATAAGTTGATAGACCTTGCTGTCTAGCCTTCAGGATGATGATGCGAACCTTGCCCTCAGTAGCCATTTGTTTATCTACAGCTTCTTGTAGGATAATCTGTGCTGGCTTTAGTTTGAGGGGCTTGATGTCTCCATCTTTGGTTCTGATCTTGAGTGCTGACTTAGAGTAAAAGTCAAATTCGTCATATAGTTTGCGGCGTACTTCTTTAAGTTTCGTTTCCATCGTCGGTTTGCTCTTCCTCTGTGTCACTTACTAAAAGCGACTCCAAGAAGGCTTCTGCTTTACCAACAGTGACTTCGCTCTTTGATACTGGTTTTGTCTTAGTAAAGTCTAAGACCATTCTTGCGGCTGTTAGTTTGTCTCGGTTCTGCGCTGGTTCACGCATAATCTCGACAGCTGTTTTAAGAGCCTCCACCGCATATTCATCATCAATATTATTTTCTTTAGCCATAATAGCCACAATCCTTTCAGCGTCTTTCTGTGCTTGTTTTCGGATAGGAGTAATGGCTTCTAGTGTGTAGCCATCTGGAGTGCCTACTGGCCTTCCTCCATTCTTACGTTTTTTGGTTGACCACTGCTTGCGTAGTGCTCTTCCTTCCTCGGTTTGCATTAACTTTGTGAAGTAGTTGTTCTCTTTTGGAGTTGCCTTCTTTGGATACTTCAGTTCCTTCTTTGGCGACTTCTTTCTTGGTTCCTTGGGTGCTCCCATTGTGCTCTCCTAGTATGCTTGAGATTATAGAGTGTGTATTTGGACACTGCTTGCAAAACACTATGTCGATAAAGGAATACTTCATCTCCTTTAGTATCTGTGACTTTTGATCTTTGGTTAAAGACGATGCTTTTATAGTCTCTATAGCTTCTAGGTATGGCACTAGGTCATACGCTGTTTTTACGATCATTTTGCTTCCTTGAAATAATAAAGCCCCATTGCTGGGGCTGTATGTTGTTATGCTGATAGGATGCCATCTTGCGGACTGAGTATGCCTTCATTCGGCTCTTCGTCCTCGCCACTTTCCTTTGCAACCATAGCTGAAACTATAGCTAATATTGTTGCGAAAGAACTTGAGTAGAACCTAATCTGCTTGTTGCCAGCTTTCTTAAATTCATCCCTGATAACTTTAGTTGTCTCAGGCATTAATTCTTTGGCAAGTTTTGGATTGAACATATAGACCCACACTGGATCAACGGCGGCCTCTGCAAAGTTCATAGAATATTTCTGGTATTTTTCAAGACCCTCAGAAACACGACTGACCGCCTCTCCTTTATCCATAGAAGGATTATTAGACATAAGTTCTTCGATACGGGTTGAAAATGACCTTATAGCCACTGTAGAGTTTGGGTTATTCTCAGCATAAGCCTTTATATTCCACTGTAGGTTGTTGATCTCGTCAAATATAGGACTGTTGTCTTTTAGCTTATGGTATTCCATTAAGACTGGGGCAATTACACTACCTGTAAAAGTCCCATCTCCATATACGTTCATCTGCCCCGTAAAAGCATTTCTACCTGATTTTGAATATGGTTCAGATATACCTTTTCCAGAAAGATTACCTTGAGTAACTCCATGCGCCACCTCATGTAAAAGAGATTTTATAGCTTCAATCTCTGTAACTCTTTTTAGCTTTTTAGTTTCTTTATTTAAACCCTTTGAGGCATTTGGAACCATAGTAAATATTGTACCACCAGCCCCACCTTTGTTCTTATAGTCACTAAAGAAAGCCTGTGTAGTGGGCTTGATTGTACCAAAGCGAAACTTAGCATCCTCTCGCATCCTACTTATACTTTTGAAAAGTTTGACTTGTAGACCTAGCTTCTTAGCCGCGTCTAGTGCTGTATCCCAGTCTTGGATACCATTTTCATACTTTGTACCTTTCTTACCGATTTCAACTAAGGCTTCGGCTTCTGGTAATTCTGCTTTTACTTCAGCTGGTGTGGGTGGCTCAGTTCCTACTGGTTCTGGTGTTCCAAGTACCCCTTGGTCTCCGCCATCTCCCACGTTGGGTTCTTGCTGAGTTCCTCCGCCAGTCTCTTCTGAAGCTGGAGGGATAGTGGGTGCTGGTTCCAAGACAGGAGGTGTCGGTGATACCGCTGTAGGTGGTGATCCTGTTGTTCCAGTTGGCTCATTTGGATTAGTTACTCCTGTGTTTATAGCCGCCTGTTGCGAAACGACACGGGTATGATACGGCATTAGGTACTTATCTGCAAGTTTTTCGTTAGAAAGGTTCTTTCTTGCACGATCAACAAGTGCCTGTGATGCTGTCTTAGGGTCACTCCCAAGGCTTAACTGATATTCACTTAACGAGTTGTTCAGAACTAGCCTATCACTGTCAGAAACAGCTTTGTCTTTATCTAGCTTATCAATCAGGTTCTGCACAAACTTTCTGTTGTCATCAATGCCCTGTTGAACCTCTGGACTACGCTGTGGTGGTGCAGGGGGTGTAGGTGCTACTGGTGACGTAGGTGTAGCTGGATCAATTTTTGGAAACTTAAAGCCACCTTTAATTACACCGACAGTATAAGATAGTGTTTGGTCATTGTCTGGCATCTTACCAGTCTTTAAGTGTGACTTGTAAGCATTGAGAGCCTTACGGACACTAGCATCTGATTCTTTTGCAAGTCGCCTGTTTAAGACCCGTAAGATTTCAGCATCTATTTGTTTTGGTGTCATATCACCAAGGTTGCCAATTTCACGTAGTCCTGTGTGTGCAATGCCTCTAGGTGACTCTGGATTAGGGTGTTGGCCTTCCTCATACATTTTGACAAACAATGATTGCTTTTCTGCATCTGCTTTAGCTTTTGCCGCTTTCTTCATAGCCTTGTTGATAGCATCTTTGGCCTTTTTATTGGCCTGTGCTTGCTGGGCTTTGTTTAAGGGTAGGCTTGTGCCTGTAGGTGTATTAAGGCCACTTTTCTTGATGTTCTTTTTGACAAAGCGGTTCACTTTAGACCTACGGCCTGTGACTGCATCTATTGCACGTCCACCAGCAACTAAAGGTATTTGTGTTGCTAAAGATGTACCACCTGTTCCAGCAATAGCACCAAAGTTTAACATACCAGCAACATCTCGCGCTGGGTTGTATCCTTTGCCGACATTATTGATCGGGTTGAACACATCAGTAAACTTAGAGAAGCCACCTTTGAGGCCAGATGCGTAAAGTTCTGTAAGTACATTTGACTTATAGAGCCCATTCACCATCTTTTGACCAACTTCTGTTGATCCAGCGATGTCTTTTACAAACTGTATGTCAGCTGGTGTTACGTTACCTCCGACTTTAAGGTTAGAAGTGTTGATTATTCTTTGGAATCTTTTCTGATCAATGCTGTCTAAGTCTTTTACAATCTGTAATTTAATCTTATCGCCAGCACTCTTAACTTCATCAGCTATTTTACCTCTAACACTTGTTAGTGTTTGGTTAGCACCTTTTAGTGAAGAGGGGTCGATGTCTTTAAGGTTATATCCGCTGTCTTCTGATATTTCTTTGATCATACGAGAGACATCACCAGCCGCCTGATCAACTTCTGGTGCAAGTTCTTGCCTTGGTTTGAAGACAACTTCACCAGTCTTAGTAACAGTTGATATTGCTGTGTTAGCAACTCCACCTAGTGTAGAACCAATAAGCCCAGCGTCACCCATGCGGTTTACGACTTCATCAGTAACATACTCACCACCTTTGATGGCAGTGTTACCCATGATGGTAGCTTCTTGACCAGCTTCCTGTATGCCTTCTTTGAGTATCTTTACAGTATAACCACCACCTTTGACGGGTAGTAGTTCTATGAGGCCAGAGGTTACAGCCGCACCCAAGTCTTGCATGGTTGCAGTTGTGTCTATGCCTTTTTCTTCATGCTCGTCGCGTGTCTCGCCTAATGCACTCAAAGTACCATAGACTGTACCACCGACAGCAATAGTTGTGCCGACAATTGGTGCAGAAGTAACTGCAAGACCAGCACCGATAGATGCCGCTGTACCAGCTAGTACCTGTGGGGCGGCTTCCGCTGATCCGTAGAGTAAAGATTTACCAGCATTTGCAAGATCGCCTTCGCGTAGGTTCTTAATAATGCCATCAGCACCATCAGGACGCTGGTAGTTTGCTTCTGCAATCTCACGTTCATTGCGTTCAGCCATTTCTTGCCCATAGTTCTCAATACTTTCTGATCCTGTCAGTTCCCCAACACTTTGTATACCCTGACCTATAAGTTTTCCTGCATTATCGTAGCCAAATTTAGCCGCGCCACCAACTGATGTGTCTACTTCAGCTGTCTTTGTGGTTTTAGCTTCTAATGCCTGACCAGCCGCAATCAATTCGTTTGCTGAAGCAATGTCGCCACCAGCAATAGCTTTTCTTGCCGCTACTTTGTAATCTTCTACAGTATAATCAGCCATTAGTTACCTCTACTAGCTATCAAGCCAACTCTGGCTTTCTTTTGATATTGTTGTGTTTCTTGAAGTAGGTGCTCTATATCTATAAGACTGCTCAGACTCGTTAATGACTACATTACCATTTAGTCTGTTTTGCACGTTCCGTAACGCAACCATTCTTTCGTTAATCCAGTCCACCCAAATCTTCTCATCTTGAAAGTTCTTTGGTGCTGGTTGTAAGAATAAGTCCATCTCTTTGTTAGAAATAGCACCCTTTGTCTCTGCAACTCTGAGTAAGGCATCATCAACTTTAAGTCTGCTTAACAATAGCCTTCTAGCCGCATCTGGGCTACCAGTATAGTTGTCAATAAATGACTTAAAGATACCACCGACACCTGTTAGGTTTCCACCTTCAGCTTTACTTTGTGCTATTGCATCTAAACCAGACTGAAACGAGTTCAGCTGTGAACTTACGTTATTAAAAGTTTCTTTATCTTTGTCAGATGATTTACCACTACCTTTAGCCTTCAATGCCGCTATGCGTTCTTCAGCAAGTCTTGTGGCTTCTGCTTTGTTAAATGCGGCTGTCTCTGAGGCTCTGTTAGCATCTTGGATGTTGCCAAACTCTTGAGTTGCGGCTCTTGCTGAACCAGCAAATCCTTGGTCTGAACCACCGATTATAGCACCACCGATACGCATAAGTGCTTCGTTTCTGTTGATCTTAGCATATGGCATCATAGAGCCACGGGCATTAGAAGACACAGCACTACTTTTGCGATCATTAGATGATGTAGTATCAGTGTTTAATACACCTTTACCTTTATTAGACACAGGCTCTTTTCTATTGTTAAGGACTGCATCTGCATCAAATGTTTCATCCTGTGCGTCATTGTTTATTCTTGGTATGTTCATGTAAGGGTCTAAACGTGCGCCTGTGGGCATCTCTTGATCAGGGACGTAGTTTTGTTCGGGCATACCATATTCACCTCTTCCACTACCCACGGGATCACTAAGTGCTCCGCCAGAAAAGTATTCTCTTGCCGCATTAAGTTCTGTAGGATCAGCATTTGGGTTCTGTAGTATTCCCGTTGCTGTTTGCTCATCCATAAGTGGAGTATTTGATTCTGAAGGCACTTCGAAATTACCAGAAAAATACTTTCTAGCATTCAATATAGCGTCTTCAGTTGAATTTGGGTTTTGCAAGATACTACTTGCTTCGGATTCATCCATAAGTTTCAGTGCTGGAGCAGACTGTTCTACTGGTGTCTCTAATGCTGGTGGCATCAAATCATCTATGTAACCATCTGAACCTGTTTTCCCAGAGAATAACCTATATGCCTCAGTTTTTTCTAGTTGATCCATGTCTCCGTTGTACTGATCTGACAATGCCTCACCAAGAGTATCCTGTGGTAATAAGATTGGTTTCTTTTTCTTTTTTTTAAGTAATATTGCGCGTGACATTAGAAACCTCCTTTATCTCGTATGTGGGTTGGGTGTGCTTCCTCTAAAGAAAGACCCTGTACCTTGCTGTGCTTGTGGGTAATACTCTTGCTGAAAACCGAAGCCAGCCATTCCACCACCAAGTGCGGCGGCATACGGATTATTTAAGTTAGCTTGTACGCCATTACCAGACGAGTTTGGAGCCTTACCCAAGATACCTGATTGATAGCCTTTGCGCTGATCCATCTCAAAGTCACGCTGGTCTTCAAATTGTTGCTTCTGATCATTCAGCTGTGCTTGGTTATAGCCTTGTAAGGCATTACCAGCGTTCATACCAAAGTTAGCACCTTGTCCTAGTGTATTCATACCGACACCATAAGCACTTTGGATGCTTTGGTTGGCTTGTCCAGCACCTTGCAATGCAGAACCTTGGTCACTAAACTGCTGTGCCTGTTGGTTAAGACTACGATCAATAAGACTATTCTGGATGTTTGTAGCTACATCGGCACGTCTGTCATCATATGCTCGGTTAGCTACTGCTTCCGCTACACCAGCGCGACTAGAGTTCATGTTGCCAGAACCCATTGCCGCCATGTCTATACCAGTCAAAGTGTTTTCTTGTAGGTTACGGCGATCATCACGCATTGCGGCGTCTACTAAAGACCCAGAGTTTGCTGATGCGTAGTTCATAGCGTTACCAAGTCGGTCTTGCTGTGCCGCTTCTGACATACCTTGATACTGTCCGTACAATGAGTTTGCGTTGTTACCAAAGCCAGCTGTATTGCCCATCATGGCATTACCACTGTTCATCATGTTAGTACCAAAGTTGCCCATAGTATTTGCAGTGCCTGTCTGGAACTGGTTAGGTGCGGCTAGAGTTTGGCCTTGGTAGGCTCCAGTGTTTAAGACACCATCTAGTGCACCTTGACTGCCTTTTAGGTTAGCATCCACGTATGGTTTGTATTGGTTAAACGCCGCCATCTTTGCGGCATTTGCTTTGTCCATAGATTTTGATTGTTGCTTTGAGCCTAGTAAGCTGGCTCCAGCACCTATAACTGCACCCCATGGTATCATTATATTATTCCTTTTATTTTATACAGCAACCCAAGCTGTGCCATTGTAGACAACAAGTTTAGATACGCCTGATCCTATTGGTTCCCAAGGTGACACAGCAAAACGCACCATGCCCTTTCTTGGGTTGGTAGGTTCTCTGTCGGTTACTTGGGTACTTGCGTCTGCTAATGATTTTATAGACGCTTCGATCTCTCTTAGTTCTTCCTGTAAGTAGTTGGGGAGGAACTCTGGAGAGAGTGTTGGTGCTTGGCGTCTAACATAAGCAGACACCAGCATATTAATTTTATCTGAGATAGCCATTGTTATCTCCTACCAGTCACAGTGATCTCGACATCCATACCCGTAAAGTTGAAGTCTTTGTCATCTGTGGTTGCCAGCTTGTACGACAAGTATCTGCCAGACATACGTGCATCTACTTTGTAGTCAGTAAGAGCATTAAAGGTTACTGCACTGCCGTAGTTAGGGGTGGCATGAGGTGTATCGGCAGCTCCAAAAGTAAAATTAAACTGACCATTAGAACTGTCAGTAGATACTTGTGGGGCTAGTCTGGAGATAACCTTGTAGCCTGTCAGTGGTATTCCTTGTTCATCAAGGTCAAGACCTACACGTTCTATAAAGAACGGCTTAGATACTGCCGTGTCTATAGCCTGTGATAGACTACCTTTTTCTATCAAGTCGATACCATAGACCTTACTGTTAGCTACCCCACCCCCAGCTTTCGCTAGGACAAGTGGGTGTCTTTGGTATGGGCTTTCTTGAGAGTGGTATGAGCCACCTACAGTTTCATAGGTAGTCGTAGCGTCTGCATATGTTGACGCTGTGTTTACGTTGGCTTCAGCACCAGAGACTACGTTAGGTAAATCATAGAATGACCATATGTCTTCTTTGTAGTTGTAGACAGCGGCTCGGTTACATGCGTCACCATCTGCGTATTCAGCCATGTCGTCTCCGCTGTGGTAACAGAAGTATACCTCTTCGAGCATTGAGTTATGTAAGACAAAACACTGTTCAGTCTTAGAGTTGTCTAGGCCGTTAAAGATGTAGTCTCGGACTCGACCATCGCATATAGACTGGCGTGTGTTGCCATCGGTTACATATATGTCATCCCTGTCAAAGACGTAGTGTCTACCTTCGATCTCTTGTATGCAGTTCTGGTTGATTACCCCAGCGTCATCAAAGAGTTTCCTAAAGTTAAATATGAATGCACCACCGACAAACTCCATCATCCACACTTGGTCTTGTGAGTAGACAAGGAAGTTGGAGCCTAAAGTAGCACCATCAACTATGGGGGTCTTCATTTGCACTAGGTCATTAAAGCCAGCACTGTTGGTTAAGTCTGAGGCATCCCATGTACTAGGGACTTGGTTAGCTAACACGGGGTCACTAAAGCGAACTCTGTTAGGGAAGTCCGTACCGCTTTCCACTGTTCCTAGTGCTAACAAGAAGTCACCATATGATCTCATGGCTGTCGTGGTTACGCCACTAGGCCAGTTGGTCAATGCAGTAAAGTTAGTTGCGCTGGGTACTCTATGTACTGGCACAGTGTTTGATCTGTTGATATACTGGACGTCTGCAAGTATTGTAGCTGTCACGGGTGTGATAGACGATGCAGACAGTGAACTGTTAAACTTCTGGGATAGGACACCATTAGTCATCTCAAAGATGTCAAAGGTATCATCCACCACTATAACTGTATCAAATCCCGTGAGGGCATCAATCCCATAGATAAACTTAGGAGTGACAGTAAGGTTGCCTGAGATGCTCCTGTATACTGGTGCTCTTGTTACTTTGGCTTCATTGAACCTTACGTTCTTAGCTCTAGTGTAGGCATTTATGGGTAGGCTGTATGGGTCGATGTCTGTAATGACACCAACAGACCCAAGCCCACGGATAGGGAGGTTAGTCATGGGCTACTACTCCGTTCTTATGTTTTCATTATGTATGCTAGGGCATAGTACGGAGGTCTGTTCTCATGGGCAGTTCCGCTACCAGTGTTGTTCGTTGTACCACTTACAGAAACTGTGTGACTGTGGTTCCCAGCAGACCCAGTGTTTACGTTTCCGTAGGCAGGATCATTGGTTGCAAAGACTGTTGCCGACCCATCTCCCCCACGTGGCCCATACCAACCAGATGAGTGACTGTGTGCACCTGTAGTATTCGTAGTACCAGTGCCACTAAAGCTGTGACTGTGGGCTGGTAGGTTGGCTGTAGATAGGTTGACAGCATCAGTACCACCAGTGGCGTTGACTGCATAGGATGAACCAGCACCCACCACAAAACGATTACGAAGGTCTGGGGTACTGTTGGAGCCATTACATAAGACCCAACCAGAAGGGATCGCTGAGACTGCCCCAGACCACATAATGATACCACCAGCAGGGATAGCTCCACCAGCGGCTAGTGTATTCAGCTGTGCTGTCGTGGCAGTCAATCCGTCTAGCTTATTGATCTCTGATGTAGACGCTGTGACACCATCGAGAACATTGATTTCTGTGTGTGACGATGTGATTGCACCAGTGACGTTTGGTAACGTAGCTTTGATGGTAGACTTTAGAAGTCGTAAGTGGTCATCAGCTTGCGCCAAGCCGTCTGTGGAGGCTGGGTTTGAGGCGTTAAGACTGCTGATGTAAGTTCCTGTTTCGAGTGCCATATCTGGGGTTCCTCTGTTGTGTTTCTGGGGATGGCTCTTGTTTCGAAGGCCGAACAACAACAACAACAAGAACAACCTTTAGCCTTCTTTTT